GTCGGTTTTAATTTAGCCACTGCATTTATTAAGTTCATAATATAATCCTTTTGATGATACCCATAATTGGATATCACCCTTATTATACACTATTTTTGCAGTTTATGTGGGACTAATATTAATCAATATTGTCGTGAAAATATGGTGACCCCCCCTCCCCTTCAACTGACAATAAAAACTCGTCTGTTGAAGAATGGGCAAACGGCATTATAACTTGTCCCAACTCCGGGCGGGGGAATATAGCAGTGTTAGAATATCTCACCTCATCAAAAAAGATATCTCCTTCAGGATTTGCTTGTGAACCTGTGGAATGGTAATTAGTAAGACACCACCAATCCATTGTCCACCCCGATGGCCATTCCTGAACTGATTCCAGCAACCCATCTATCCATAAGGATACTCTAATAAGTCCCTTAAACTCCCATAAAACAAGTGAAATATGATGCACACCTAGCGGCATTAGCCCTACTAATGCTGCTGTTGTTGCACCTGTTCCAGATATCACCGTTATTTCATTCCTCCCCATGGTGTCTCCACCATCTCTCACCAAAAACCGTAATGAATAAGGAGCGTATATGTTAGCCCATATTATCGGTGTCCAGTTGTGTCCAGTAAGATAAGGGATATCAACTACAAACTCAAAAGTTTTTGGTTGCAGCAAAGGTAAACCAGCAAACAGAGGACGGATCGTAAACTCGCTGGCATCGTCAAATGCCCACCCAGTAGGTTGGAGTTGAGATTGTATTCTCAAAGCATTGGTTGGACCACCCCATGGAGAGTTCTGAATATTAGCCACTGTACCCCTGCCGGAGTGGTCCTCTATATAGAAATTAGAGTGCCGCTGTGTGATATAATCATACGTTCCTAGAATACCAGTATGTATTGGGTATGGTTTTAGTTTTACTTTGGAAATAGTAGATCCTATAAATCCCGCATTTTCTCTATAACGCACACTGAATGGATTACTTCCAGCAACAACATCGATGTCTGGGTAGTGCATCTTAAATGATACTGTGTCATTTTCTACAAGGTAATCAAACGCATCGGGTCCATAATCCCACATGGTAAATGATGCCACTATTTCTATATTAAAGTCATATCCAAAAAGGGTGTCTGTTGGGGTCTCCATATTAAATTGAATATTAAAGTTCCAAGAGAACGGGTCTCCCCATTGTGTGATTGGTATAGTAGTTTGAATAACGGGGGTTAGTTCAAATGCCGTGAAATTAAGTGAAGTTTCCATGTTACCGAACCCAGCGTCATTAACTATAGTTCCTGTTGGGAAATACAATACATAATCATCCCCACTATATAAGAATTGTCCCCTTGTAATTGTGGTTGGTGTATTCCGTTGAAGTAAGTGTGCATATGTTAAGGATTCTATGATACCATTGGGGTTCGTTATATGAATGTAGTTATTGTTTGGATTTACTGTTACTGGATTTATGTCACTTACAGTAAAATCTAACATATCTTCGTGCCTAACGATATTAGATATGCTAGGGGCGGCTGCCGTTGTAAATCTAATAATATTATTTTGACTGAGCCCAGCAAATGGGAAACCGGCATCGGCATCATATACCGCTTGATTATCTATATTCAAATAATAGGTGGTGCTTGGATCTAATGTATTATAATACAATTCAATTATTGAGGGATGGCCCGCAAGAAAATTAACTTCCGAAATATCAAAAGAATGATGAATGGTTCCATCTCCCTTATACAAAATGATGTTGCCATTGCCTGCCTGTACAGGTTGGTCAAAAATTAATTGAATTGTCGTGCTTTTGGCTTGATTAGTTGAATTTAATAAGGGAGTAAAACTACTTAACAAGGGGCTTGAGTCAGTTGTAAAACTAAACTCAGTAATATCAGTTATTCCTGGTAGACCAAAATTATCCACATCTACTACCGTATCGGGGTCCATCAACACATAGTATTCTGTCCCTGCCTCAAATGGATCGGTTGGATTTACTATTATAGTGTTATTTGATAGCACAATACCATTAATATCAAATGTTTCAACTAATGTCCCATCCGCTTTATGTAAGTATATATTCCCTATATTCCCAATATTTACATATACGTCCCTATCAACTGTTATACTTAAAAATGTGCTTGATATGATACCAGTGGCATTATCTATTGGTGTGACATTAGTTATTACAGGCAAACTATTTGTGGAAAATGAAAAAACATTATTAAATGCTAAATTACTTCGGGTATTTGCATTTTCATCCCTTAGTATATCACTTTCTAAATCAACATAATATTCATTGTCGGCATCCCATATATCACCCGGTGTTATTGTTAGTGTACTCATTTTATATTCCCTTAATTTGTTAGGTTTACTCGCGCATCGGTCGTTGGGAAAGTTGCCACTAATGTCCCATCTACTTTATAGATATTAGTTGCCCCCGTGCCTTGCTCCACAGCTCTATCAAAAACCATTACTATGCCAGTGTCATTTATACTACCTGTGCTACCATCTGGCGGTGTAGATGATAACTTATGTGGCCCAATATCACTAGTGAACCTTAGTGTGGATGAGTCGCTTATCCCATCCCAATTATATCCACAGCCGTCCATTAATACATCTGCATCCGCTAAAATATAATATTCTTGATTTTGGTCATAATCATGTGTAGGGTGGAGGGTGACTGTTTCACCTGAAATATCAATAATCCCACTCGTCTTTTCTGTACTAAATGATGTATTCACATCGAATGTTTGCACTAATGTTCCATCTATTTTGTAAAGATAAAAATTACCAGTTGAAGCAATAACAAAACGGTTAAATGTCATCATTATATTACCATCCCACACAACCTGGACTTCATTGTTATGGGGTGACGAATAAACTATATCCAAAAGGGGGGCAGAGTTGAAAGGCATATCAGTCGGTAATATGTCTCCTATGTATGATTGTCCTGGTAATCCATATAATCCACAATTCCCGGTTTCTAGTGTGTGGTCGGTTGTTACTAATCCCGCGTCTGCGGTAATGAAATAATTAGTCCCTGCCTCTAATCCCCCAATAACAGGGGTAGTGATGACATTGTGTAAAATCACACAACTAGATACCGCAATTGTTTCCACAACCACACTCCCCCCATTATCTTGTTTATGGAGATTAATATTTCCACTACCACTAATTAGATTCCCATTAAATGTTAAACTAATTGTTAAATTATTACCACACACACTATTGCTATTGGGTGTATATGATGTTCTTAATAATTCAGGTGGGAGGACAACTTCAGGTGGGAGGACAACCCCTCCAGTGATAGAATATGGGGTTATATCACTAAGCGGTGTGTTGAAGTTCCAAGGGGTAGGTAATTCTATTGATGGGGATACACAATCGCAATATTCTACAATTCCTTCATCTATTAGAATATAATAATCCACCCCATATTCTCTATCACTAAATGGGATTTCAACAACATTATTATCAATTATTAATTGGTTTTCAGTAACCGTTTGAACTAATGTGCCATCAGACTTGTGTAAATATATATTACCCATTCCTAGGGACAATGGAATAAACAGACTTGAATTATCAAACACAATATAATACGATCCTGATGTGGGTGCTAAATGATAGTTATCAGGGGGATATGTTTCATAAATGATTAACCTACACGGTTCAGGTGGTTCAGGTGGTTCAGGTGGTTCAGGTGGTTCAGGTGGTTCAGGTGGTTGTCCTGTATCAGGGTCCACCGCACTTGGCACCCAATTAGTTCCGTCCCAACACAACACATCATTTAATACTGGAACAGATGTACTAGTATCAACATCCTCTAATTCATCAATGGATACAGGTGCTACTACTTCTGCACCTTGCGTTGCAGTAACGAGGTCATCAATAAACCCTTGGTCATTGATTAAACTTTCTTTTATTTGTTCATCCATTGGTGTTGCTGGATTGCGACTTGGGAAGAAGTCATCTAATATCGCATCAACTAGACTTGTATTGGGATCGCCATCAAATAAGACATCTAAGTTATTTAATAATGTCATAATCCCCAAACTCATTAGTTGTCCACCAATGGATACCCCATCAGGTATATTGTCTGGTTCTTGAACAGGAACATATGCAATCAACCCACTTGGATCACTAAATGGACCAGAAGTGATATTGTTCATACCCCTTACTTTTACATATAGATCACCTTGGTTTAATTGACCATATTGATAACTAACTGCTTGATTTTCAGTATAAGTACTACCATCTGTATTGCTTTGCGTACCTACTTTGACATATGTTCTATCATAATCATTGGGTACTGAGGTATCATGTGTTACCCAAAATTCCATTTCATCAACAATACCACTTGGAACTACACTCCCCATTAATATATGAGGGTTTGATCCGGTGTCATTATTGGTTACTGTTGGTGTATTAGGCTTACCTATACTACCAATGCTTAATAGTCCATCATCGGTCTCAATTTCATATTCAGCAATATCATATGTATATACATCAGCATCATATTCAATACACTTAAAGTCTAATACTATAGTATTATTGGTTTCTACTTCTTTGACATTAACTACTCGAAATACTTTATTTGTGTAATTGAATGCAGGGGAAGTCACATCAATCAAATCACCTGCTTTTACATTCAGGTAACTGTAATCTGATTTGAAACTAATAATCTTATCAATTCTGGATTGTTTTAACTCAATCAAGCCAACTTTTAATGCTGTGCTTTGTTTATTAGTAAAAGGTAATACGATCTGTACAGTATTGTTCGGTTCATTGGCAAATAAATCACCTGCTGGAATATCAATCCTTACAAAATCTGCCTTATCTAATATATCTGTGTTCTGATACTTAACTTCTGCACTATTATATAGACCAGTTAAAGATGACCCACTCACGGATATTTCACCAATGATATTACTATCCGTGAATGAGGCTGTAGATGCACCACTCTCATTGATTATAACGACCCACCTACCTTGATGTATGTCATAACTCAACCACGAACTACACGCCTTTGTCATCGCTTCTATATTCGTCAATACATTAGTAGTAGTGGATACCAAACCATTTATTCTTGTCTGTCCTACTTGCTGACTGCCACTTGCATCTGTGTATGTAAATCCATTCAATACATTGGCGTTAAGTTCTACTAACCCACTTATGTCACCTGTATCTATACCAGCACCATAACTTGTATTAGTCATGTAATCATTTAACACATCGCCTGGCATATCTAAACTATTTGATATATGGAATATACATTGTGGTAATCCAGTGACATTCTTAGCACGATTGTAATTCACTTCTACAATTGCATATAATAGGTTTGTCATTGGGTGATTAGTCCAATGAGTTAATAATGTTTCAGGGGATGGACCACCATTTAATGCAGTCCCCTCTTTATACAAATAGACTTTTATTAGGTCTTCTGCACTTGGGTCTTGATTGCCACTACTATCAATGGTATGGTCTAATGTAAATCCATCTGCTTTGAATACAACTCTGTTATTATTAAAATACACATCGTTAAATGTATAGGTAGATGGGGTTGCATCAAGTGTATTGCCTGTTAATTCAGACAATGCGAGGCAGTATCGCATTTGTTTGTAATCAGGACTCAATGAAGCATCAGTTATATTCCCACTAAAATAAGCATCTCCATATAACACAGGTATCTTATTTTCAGTACTTGGATTAAGTTGTAATCTCACACCCTCATCAATCGCTTCGGTAGATGTGGTGTCATTCACATTATCACTCAATAACCTAGATGTGTAGCCTAATATGGCTGTTTTTGCTAAGTTAGCACCAAGACTATTACCACCCAACCATTTGAATGCATTACTAAAAAAACTCACCCTGGTACTCCAAAGTTATAATTTGAACTAGATAAGGTTTGTACTCTATTCATACTACCTTCATCGGGAAAGTCAACTGGGTTGGTTCTTCTGCCACCTACTTTCTTTGCAAGGACTTCTACTATGCTATTACAAGTAATGGTAATGGTATTGGTTGCTGATTGAGATACCACATCCACATCATCTGTGATACCATAATTGGTTACTATTCCTTTGAAATTTAATATTGGGTTCTCTGGGAGGGGGAGTAATGCATGTGAAGATGGGTCGAACAACCCCCGATATACTTCTAATGATGATCCTTTGATCTCATTATCGAGTATATCACTCACGTTTGCTGTTGGTATACCTGATAGTGATATACTCAATTGTGATTTACTTGCCTTTAATTCAGAGGTAGTGCCACTCATATTAAGTAGACTCCCAATAGATACATAGGTATCGCCACCGAATGTAATTGGGATATTATAATCACTCAGTAATGCGGTTTCAAAATTTGGAATAACCCATTTGATGAAGACTGCTGATTCAACACCTGAATATGAACTTAAATCAATCATACTAAGTTCTCATTGAATACAAACGAACCACTCCAACTAACTTGATTTCGTTGGAATATAGTCCATTGTGGCATTGTAGTACAAATAACATCCCAAGTTTGTCCTGGTGTTAACATACCATTATGTATCCAATCCGTATAACCTGTGTTTGTAAATGCAACTGTTTCCACAGTGAATTTATTAGCATTCTCAATTAGTTGTATGTTTGAAGCAATTGCCTCCCATGGCATACCATCGGGTAATTGGATTGTGAATGTGGTACCTGCACTTCCTCTTGAGGTAGCCCTTACCGTTCCATTTCTTGAAATTGTTTGTCCTACTATCTCTCTATTACTAACTGATATTTTTTCAGCGTTATCAAATATCCATTGAAAACTCATAATTTAATCTCCTTATCCATATGATGGCAATGTACTTCTGCCCTGTTCTGTTACTGCATATAAAAATGCTGGATCTCTTGCAATTAATGATTGGAATGATGGTGCATCTACAGCATTAATGTTATATGTAACGCTTGCATTACCTGCTTTGCTTACATTTGCTGGTCCTTGTACTAGTTCTGGACCTGCCTCACCTACTACTCCATATCTACCAGATGGAATCACACCACCACCAGCAAATAACCCAGCAAATAACCCATTATTCCCTTGATTAGTCACACCACCCATTATATTAGCCGCTAATTTCTTGCTTTGTATCCTTAATAGGTCATCAATAACTGATTGGGCAAATGATTTGAAGTTCATTTTACCTGTTTTAGCAAAGTTAAATATAGCATCTTCCATTGATT